GCACCCACCTACGCGGCGAGCTCGTCCGCGCCGGCCACGACGTCGCGGGGATCGACCTCGTCCGCGGCCACGACCTGCTCGACCGGAACGAGGCGCTCCAGACGAGCGCGCACCTCGACGACGCGCTTGCCGCGTCCGAGCCGGACGTCGTCGTGCACCTCGCGGCGCAGGTCGGCCGCCTGTTCGGCGAGGACGACCTCGAGCACACGATCTCGTCGAACGCGCTGATGACGAGCCTCGTCGCCCGGTCGATCTCGGCGTGCCGGTCGGCCGGTGCGCCGGCGCCGCGGCTCTGCTACTGCTCGACGTCGGAGGTGTACGGCGACCTCGGCCACGCCGTCGCGCACGAGTACGGCGGCCTCGGCGGGCCGGGCGGCGCGGTGCCGCACAACCTGTACGGCCTGTCGAAGCGGTGGGGGGAGGAGACGAGCGCGATGTACGTGCTCGGCGACTCCGACCTCGGAGCTACCGGCGGCCTCCAGGTGATCCGCCCGTCGATGCCGTACGGCCCCGGCCTCCCGCCCGGCCGTGGCCGCGCCGCGATCGTGAACATGCTGTGGCAGGCGTGGCACCGCGAGACGATCACCGTCCACCGCGACGCGGAACGGTCGTGGTGCTGGATCGGAGACGCGGTGCGCGGCATCCGGCTCGTGCTCGAGCAGGGCCGCGTGGCGGAGACCGTCGACGAGTACCTGTTCGGCGAGGGGTGCTACAACGTCGGCCGCGACGACGCGGGCGTGTCGATGCTGCACGTCGCGACGGTCGCGTGCGAGATCACCGGGTGGGAGGCGTCCGAGGCCGCGATCGAGTTGGTCGACGCGCCGGCGCGGCAGACGCGGGTGAAGCGCCTCGCGACGGACAAGCTCCGCGGGCTCGGGTGGACGCCCGAGGTCGAGCTCGAGGAGGGGATGCGGCGGACGCTCGACGCGATGATCGAGAGCGGGCAGATCGCCGCGCGGACGGGTTAGGATGGCGGCTCCGACCGAGGAGGGATCGATGCCCGACGACCTGCCGGTGGTGGTGCGCCCGCACGAGGCGTTCGACGGCCTGCTCGCGTTCTGCCGGCGTACCGGCGGGCGGATCGAGGTGACGTACGGCGCGCCGTACGGGTGGCAGATCGGGATCGCGTGGCACTCGATCGGCGAGGGGCGCCGCCGGATCTTCGCGGAGGACGCCGACTTCGAGCAGGCGTGCGTTCTGTGTCGGGGTCTGCTCGCGCACGCGCTCGCGTCGGGGACGGTGAAGCCGTGACGACGACCGCCGGTGACTACGCCGACGCGACGGAGGCGCGGCCGACGCCGGCGCGCGGCCGGACGTGGAGCGCGTCGCCGTTCTTCAACGAGCTCGACGTGCTCGAGGTGAAGGTGCGCGAGCAGATGCGGTGGGTCGACGTGTTCGTGTTCGCGGAGAGCACCGTCACGTACGGCGGCACGCCGAAGCCGCTGCTGCTCCAGGAGGCGCTCGCGCCCGGCGGGAGCCTCGTCGACCTCGCCCACGACGTGAGCGCCGCCGGCTCGCAGATCCGCGTCGTGACGGTCGAGGACGACGCGCCGCACGCCGCGCCGTTCCAGCCGTTCGGCGACCCGCGGCGGTGGCAGCGCGAGAACCACCAGCGCGCGAGCCTGATCCGCGGGATGAGCGACCTCGAGCCGAACGACGTCGTGTGCGTGAGCGACCTCGACGAGATCGTCCGCGGCTCCCTGATCCGCGGGTATGAGGAGCAGGGCTGGGACTTCATCACCGTCCCGCCACTCGTGATGCACGTCGCGAGCCTGACGCATCGGTGGTGGGCGCCGATCCACGTGATCGCGCGTCTGTGCCGCGGGTCGGCGCTGCTGCCGTGCGGCGACCCGACGTACTGGACGGGGCACTGCGGGATGACGCCGGAGGAGCTGCGGCGCATGCCGGGGATGCGGATCGAGGTGCCGCCCGGGCAGGACATCGCCTACTACGGCTGGCACCTGTCGTACATGGGCGGGACGGCCGCGATCGACTACAAGCTCCGCGAGGCCGCGCACCCGGAGATGGACGCTCCGAGCCTGCGCGACGAGGCGCACCTCGCGCAGGTCGCGGCCGGCGAGGTAGACCTGTTCCGGAGGGATGGCAGGCCGACGGTGGACGCGCCGCCGTGGACGCTGCCGGACGTGATCCAGCGCGACCTAGCGGGCTGGACGAAACGACTCGAGGGAGACGTGCGCGGTGTTTACGATCCGGTGTGAGCAGTTCGTGATCGGCCGGGCGGAGGATCCGCCGCTCGGGCCGGACGGGAAGCCGATGTCGATCCTGCGGTTGTCGAACTTCACGCCGGTGCCGAGCATGGGCCCGGACGGGAAGCCGATGATGTTCCAGATCGGCACGATGATGGTCGAGATCGTGCTGGACACGGCGGAGCGGGCGCAGTTGATCGCGACGCTCGAGGCGGACACGCTCGACGAGGCGCCGGTCGCGGCCGGCGAGTCGCAGCCGCTCGGCGTCGTCCCGTACCGCTGCCCGCGGCTGCAGCGGCATCCGTCGCACGTGTGGGAGCCGGGCGCCCCGACCGACGTCGCGTGGTGCGACGGGCTCGTGTGGGAGGACGGCGACGCCCTGCCCGAGGCAACGGAGCGGCAGGCGTGAGCCCGCTCGAGATCGGCGAGGAGGCGCGGGCAGAGCGCGCGGCCGCGAAGAAGCGCCGCGCGCAGCGCCGGCGGAACAAGCCGATGCGGACGCTCCTCGTCTTCTACCGCTCGAGCGGCGATCCGTGGCAGTCGCAGCACCGCGCGAGCCGAGTGATCCGCGACCGGCGTCGGCGCCGAGCAGCTCGCCGGCAGAGGCAGGGCCGGTGAACTGCGGCTTCGAGTGGATGGCGCCGCTCGCGCGGCCCGAGATGATCCGCTACCCGGACGGGCGCGAGATCCTCGCGACGGCGATGCCGCAGCGGTGCTGCCTGGCGCCGGGGCACAAGGGGCCGCACCGGTCGCTCGACAACGTGACGTGCGAGGCGAAGTCGTGACGTACCCGGAGCCGTGGGCGTTCGTCCTGCTCGCGCTCGGCGCGATGCGCGTCACCCGCCTGATCGGTTGGGACTCGATCACCGACCCGATCCGCTCTCGGATCACCGGCCACCACCACGGCCACCACACGAACAAGGGCCGCCGCGCCGGCGCGAGGTACGACCGGCCGACGTGGATGCTGTTCCTCACGTGCCCGTGGTGCCTCGGGTTCTGGGTGAGCGTCGCTCTGTGGCTCGCATGGCTGGAGTGGCCGCGTGCTACCCTCGTCGCAGTGACGCCCTTCGCGATCAGTGCCGTGGTGGGGCTGGTCGTGAAGACCCTCGACTCATAAGGAGGCTCCCCGTGGGGTGCGGATGCGGTAACTCGACGTGGACGCCTACGCCGCCCCCGGGCGCGTCGCAGCAGGCGGCCGAGCAGGAGACCGGGCCGCGCGGGATCGACAACCCCGCGACGTTCTGGAGCGGCCCCGAGGCCGCGCCGGCGCCCGAGCCCGAGCCGGTCGCGGCGGAGTAGGTCATGGCTCGAGGGCGCGGCGCCGCCGCGGCGCTCGGCGCGATCGTCGCGAGCGCGACGAAGCTCAAGCTCAAGCAGGGCGGCAACGCCTCGAGGCGCCAGTCGCCGAGTTGGCAGAAGGACGCGTTCGCGTACTACGACAGCCTCGGCGAGATCTGGTACTCGGCACAGTTCTACTCGCGCACGCTGTCGAAGCTCGTCCTGAAGCCGCAACTCCTGAACGACCAGGACGACCCGGAGGACACGGACGACCCGGCGGCGTGGGAGGTGCTCGACCGGATGCAGGATCCCGCCGGCGGCCGACGCGAGCTGCAGGGTCAGTACGGGAAGCTCCGGTTCCTGATCGGCGAGATGTACCTGTTCTGCCACCTCGACGAGGAGACCGGGCAGGAGATCTGGGAGATCCTGTCGCCGTTCGAGCTCGAGTTCGACGGCCGCGTGTACACGCGGAAGACGACGCCGAAGGACGAGGGCCGGAAGTACCTCGACGCGGGCGCCGACCAGCTCGACCCGACCGGCGACGCGACCGCGACAGGGTGGCGGCTGTGGGTGAAGCACCCGCTGTTCTCGGGCCTCGCCGACTCGCCGATGCGTGCCGTCCTCGACGAGTGCGAGGAGCTGCTCCTGCTCTCGCAGGGCGTCCGCGCCGGCGCCCGGTCGAGGCTCCAGGGGAACGGGATCCTCACGATCCCGTCGGAGATCAGCCCGGCGCCGACCGGCAAGCCGGGCGCGCCGGCGGACGAGAACGCGCAGAACGACCAGTTCTTCTCCGACCTGACGGAGGCGATGGTCACCCCGATCGGCGACGAGGGCTCCGCGTCTGCGGTCGTGCCGATGCTCGTGCGCGGCCAGGCAGAGCTACTGAAGTACATCACGCATATCCCGCTGTACCGCCCGGATCAGATCAAGGAGACGCGGGCGGAGCGGCGCGACTGTATCGAGCGGATCGCGCTCGGCCTCGACCTGCCGCCCGAGATCCTGCTCGGCGTGACCGACGCGAACCACTGGACGGCGTGGCAGATCGACGAGGACGCGTGGAAGGCGCACGTGCAGCCGGTCGCGGACGCGATGGTCGCCGACCTGACGAATAGCTACTTCCGGCCGAGCCTGCGCGAGATGGGGCACGCGAACTGGGATCGGCTCGTGATCGGGTACGACGAGTCGGACGTCGTCCGCCGGCCGAACAAGAGCGGCGACGCGATCCG